CTTGTTACAAAAGCAGACTGAGCAAATAATTCAGTTGTAAACAAACTATTTGTAACTAATTTATCAATCATGGCCTTGTCTACTTTTAGAAACTCGGCAATAATGCTTTCTGCAACTAAAATTTTAGCTTTTATGCTATCAATATATGTTGTACTGTCTGCATACTTTTTAGCTGTAGCAATCGCATTCGCTTCACTAGAATTAATACTTTCATTGATTAGACCTTTTTCTTTTGCAAAAGTCACTTCCCATTCAGTCGACTTACCATCTGTATAGGTTTTCGCTGCTAGCTCTGCAGCCGCTTGACTTTTAGTGATACTTTCATTAATTAACCCTTTTTCCTTAGCAAAATTGACATCCCATTCATTCGCTTTACCATCTGTATAAGTTTTTGCCGCTTGTTCAGCCAAGGCTTGGCTCGTATTAATCTCGTTCGTAATTTCTTCTCGTTCTTTTTCAAACTCGACTTCCCATTCTTGCGCTTTGCCATCTGCATATTCATTAGCAGCTTTTTCAGCTTCTTGAATTTGTTTTTCAAGTTCTTCTTTATCAACTTGACCTTGTTTAATTTCATCATCTATCTTAGTATCGACTTTTTCCATGTCAGTAACAATTAGTGGTAATGTACTTCCTATTGCAGTCCGTACATACGTAGGCATATTCGAAATGACAAAACTTTTAGGGTTTGCCATCATCACTTCTGCTCTTTTTGTACTTGATAAAATTTGATTGTAAATGCTGATCATATCTTTGTTCTCATTGCTTAGTATCGCTTCACCAGATTTTCGTTTGGCATACGGATATTTTTTATACCCGACTATTTTTACTTCTTCATGTATTCCTAGTGGTTCATAAATAAATATCCACTGCTCACCAGCTTCGATTGATTCATCCCCAACATTGTTAATAGAGAGAGAAATATCATAATAGTCATGTAACTGTTCATATCCATATTTTTCTATAGAAGCTGAATCAATAAATCTTTCATCAGAAACAGGATCTTGTTCTCGATCTGTACCAAACCGTCTGATTATTTCCTCATTTTTTGAGACAATATAAAAAGGAGCGAAGTAATAACCCCCTCCTTCATCCTCTTCTTTAGTTTTCCCAATCAGCTTCATTTTTGTTCTTAGATTCGTGGAATCAATCGAACATTGCACATTATCTGTATTGTATTGATATCGGAATACTTTTTCAGTTACCTCTCCCCAATGTTCTTCAGCTATAATGCGGAAATGTTTATTGTCGGCAATCATGACAGCATTGAATTTACTACAAATATTTTGCAACATATCCAGTGCATCCATTCCGTCCCCAAAGTTCTCAACTTCTACTCCAGTTGTTCCGAAATCCCCAATAATTTCATACGTGTACCCTAGTTTGTTATTCCCTAAAGCAAAACTCATGTATTCAGCAATACGAGCAGTTTTCGTCATATTTTCATGAACATGATGAAACTGTACATCATAACAAATATGCGTTGCTATGATGTTCTTATAAACAAAACTTCCCTCAGCTTGCGGTTCACAAGTCTTTACAACAAAATATTGTTGATTATGAATAATATATGCTTCGTTTTCAACAAGATCATAGCTAAACTCATTCAATACTGTTTTATCTAATCTGAACTCAATCGTCCAAGAAGTATTTTTTTGCCAGTTCTCAGTAAAGTTCTCGTAGTCAAAATCAATTAATATTTCTTCATAATCTCCATTTTTAACTAACAGCTCCATATCATCGACTCCTATTTGTATAAAAATCTGAAATTGAACGAAACTTCAAAATCAACAATTCCATCAATTTCAAATTCATTCCAACCTTTTTCTAGCGTGATTAACCCATGATTTGTTTGTCTGCCACAATGGTTTTTATTCAACATTGGGTAGACCCCACTTAAAATCAATTCATCCTTTTTCTCAATAAATGGATTAAGTGAAAATAGGTCTCCTGTTGTCAAATTTTTAAGAGTTGGTGTCCCAACCCCTTTAATTTGAATATCCAACATGTGCCTTTTTCTTGGATCAATCACTAGATTACTTGCATTATATATTTTGAATTTTTTTTCATTAGCGGTGTAAACCAAGCCTTCACCATGTGGAATATTCATTCCTAATTGCCATTTTTCAGTTTTATACTCAAATAATTCTTGAGTTGTTCCTCTGGATTCGCCATAGCCTTCAAAGGCTTCAAACGTAAGTTCAATACTACTCATATTCACTAGCATTCTGTTCATATCATACGCTTGAGGTTTGACAAGGTAACGAATTCCTGGCATATCCGAAAACCAAATATAATACTCGCTTTCTTGGTAGAAAATATCTTGGAATTCACGCTCAATCAACTTAAATTGATATTTTGTTTTTGCTAACAACCCAAACGTACAAACAATCGGTTTTTTATGATAAATCGTGTCGATTGGGATTGAACCACTAATGGATTGATTTTCAGCATAGCGATTTTCTGGTTGTGGACTACCCAAGCTATATCGAGTAAAAATAAAATTTTTAGCTTTAGAAATCTCTTGGATAATCCCACTTTTTTTATTTTGAATATAAAGTACATTCATGTTTTTCATCACCTTTTATTCATGAAATTTGTTGTTTTAGTCATTTGAGATTGTTTTGAATTCACAAAACTTATCAAAGAATCTTTGTTTACATCCATTCCGCTCATAGTATCTACTAACTGTGCTAATAAATTAACAGCTTGATTTAATTTAAGTTCAACATTTTCATTTTTCTGAACTTGTTGATTTACAATAACTTGATCTCTACCATTTTGATTAAATGCGTTAGTATTCTTAAACGGTATCAACATTTCTGACATATCTCGTAACATCGAACCTGTTCCGACACCGTCTTTATAGTGAGGAATTAATTTCTTTGTTTGTGCAGCTGGGATTACTTTAGAACCTCGTGGCAAATTCAACAATACGTCTCGCCCCTCAGGAATATAAGAACGTCCATTAGGTTCAATGACTAGTTCTTTAAAGTTAGCTCCTTTTTGGTCGTTAACTATTGCAGGACCACCTTGATGGAAATTAGTTCCTTTTTCAAAACCGACTGCTTCACCAATTTTTTCAAAGAATGTCTTTACTGTGAATTTTTTCTCTTCCGGCTTCTTCAAAGTAGTATCCCATGCGCTATTCAATCCAGAAATATCTGCACCAACAGCCGCAGCATTTGAGTCTCCTTTAAAATATTTAGCATTTGGATTATATTGATTATATCCAGTAATTAAATTAGTAGACTCATTCGTAGCGCCTTTGACACTGCTGTTATCACCGTTCAATTTTTTCTCAAGAGGATTAGTAATACCGTAATTTTCTAACGCTGCTGTAGCATCAAGCGTTGGTCCCATTACTCCAGAATTATTAGCTCTGAAAAACTTTTCTAATGGGTTTGTTTTATCGTATTTATCAACTGTAAAAGTTATATCTTCAACCTTCTGCTTTGCCTCTTCAGTTCGTACCTCGACCGTTTTCGGTCCTACAAATGTATCGTTCCACGTTCGAATGTCCCCGGTTAATAAATTAACAGCTTCCGAAGCAGCTTCCGAGGATTCTTTGTTAATTTTAATTTCTTTTTCTTCAATATATTTGTCGTTTATTTCTTGAATAGCTAAACCGAAACCTTGTAGTTTCCGATTAGCATCTGTGTCCTTGATTTCAGCTGTTTTAGGCTGCATATACAAGGTATTGTAGCCAGTAATAGCATCAGTCATTTTTCTGATTTTAGAATCTGCATCTGTATTATCAATTAATAGCTTCTTAGTATTTTCTGGCAATTTATCCCAAACGCCTAAGTCTTGCATTAATTGGAATAAATCATCTTCACCTTCCGCTCGCAATAATGCCGTTTGAACTTTAGGACTAAGTTTATCCCATTCTCCCACCGAATTTATCGCATCAATAACAGGAAGTGTTGCTTCATCTTTTACCAAAACCTTTTTATTTTCCAGAGGCAAATCATTCCATAAACCAAATCTTAGCAACATATCTGTAAGCTCTTTTTCGCCTTCTGCTTTAACTATGGCTTGTTTTTGGCTAAGATTTAAACTTTCCCATTTACCTGAAGTTTCAAGGAATTCTAAAGTCGTTTCTTTTGCATTTGAATCTATGAAAAGTTTCTTCTCGCTCCAATCTAATTTATCCCATAAATCGGCATCAGCTAACACGCTAGCAATTTCTTCTTTTGAATTACTCGCAATTAACATGTCTTTAACAGACTGATCTTCTATCTTGTCCCATTCGCCTTTTGCATCAAGTATTTCAGGTACAATTCCTTTAATATTCGATTTAACTAGAGCGCTTTTCTCTTTAAAATTCAGCTTGCCCCACTGACCATTTGCAATAAGAGCCTTCGCTATTTCATCTTTTGAGTTCGTTGATAGATTGGCATTTTTAATAATAAATTTAAGATTTTCCCATCCTTCTTCTGAACTGCTAGCTTCTTTTATTACATCTTTCAGGTTTGTTTTGACTTTACCGGTCTTTTCATCGAATACAAGAGCATTCCAACTTTGGTTTGCTTCAATTGTCTTTTGGCTCATGTCAGTAGTTGATTCTATAATCGTTTTATTTGATTTAACGACATCTTTCGTTGATTTTTTCAACCTTGATGCAGCCTCATCAATCGTCATATTTCCTAGTCTCATAACTTTTTTCTTAATTTCAAGCTCTGTATCCCCTGCTTTTCGAGCAGTTTCAATATAGCTATCAATTAATTTATCTGACATCTGAAGGTGGCTCTGATCTAACTTTTCTTTTTCAGCCGAAAATTGCTTTTCAGTTAGTAGATTTGAATCTCTAGCTTCTTTCAAATTATCTAACTGCTTCTCGTAACTACTTTTTTCTTTATTAATACTTTCATCAATAATTTTCAATTGCTTTTGCGCTTGTTGCCAAGTCATGTTTTCAACATCAGAGTTCACAGCAGAAAGTACCGCTTTTTTATCCTTACCAGAAATCTTCAAAATTTCTAACTCTTGATTAATCATAAGTTTACGATTAGCTAGCACAAGCTGATTTTCATCAGCAGTTAATTTAGTTCCTTCTTTGGCATGCTTATCATAAATACGATTAATCTGTGCACCAGCTTCATCTGCTACTTTAACCATTTCGTCAATATTTTTATTTACGTTTTCGGCATTTTTCTTAGCATTTTCTTGAGCGCCTTCTGGTAACTGATCAATTACTTTATCAATACTTTTTTTAGATTGTTTTGCTGATTCTTCAATCTGACCAAGCATTTCTTGTGTTGATTTTTTTACTTTTTCATTACTTCCTTCAACACCCGAAGCAAATTCGTCCATAGCCGTTTGACTATCTCTAGACATTGACTGAAATTTCGTTAGGGTTGTATCAGCTTCTTTACCTACATCAGAACCCCATTTTTTTACTCGTTCAGATGAATTATACGCATCTTGTCCCCAAACTGCCCAAGCTACTGCTCCAGCTCCCAAGGCAAGCGTTACTCCCGCTATAGCCAGTCCTACAGGAGAAAAAAGTGCTGGTAACAAACTAGTGCTTGCCCCTAACGCTCCTACTTGTGCAGTACCTGCCGCCGCAGCTGTACTTGTAGCTCCTAGCGCTCCTGTTAAGGCAGTTGTAGCTCCTTGTGCGGCTAAAGTCCCCGTTCTCCATCTACCTATGGTTGCTAATCCTCGTCCGAAACTACTAGTTAACCCAAGAACTCCTTTAGTTAAACTAGCCACTCCCATTAAAGCAGGACCACCAAATATAGCAATACCACCAACAGCTAAAATGAATTTCTTAGTTGCAGGGCTAGCTTCAGTAAAGCTCTTCACCATATTTTTTATTGATTCTATTAACGGTTCTGAAGCTTCCAATGCATCAGCCAATGCAGGTAATAATTGTGCGCCAAATTCAATCGCAAGGTCCGTAATTTTGTTCTTTGCTAATTGGATCTTACTTGCCATCGTTTCATAACGAGTTTCTGCTTCATCAGTTAAGGCTGTATTTTCTCCCCAAGCTTTATTTGAGGTTTCAATAGCACCAGCAAATAGTTCACTTGCTCCACCCGCTCTTAACATAGCATCACGTAGACGAACCTCAGAAATACCCATATTATCAAGCATTTCAATTGCAGTAGTTCCTTTGTCGCTAGCGTTTCCTAAACCTTCAATAAATGAACCTAAAGCTCCAACTGCATCTTCTTGGAACGCTTTTGCAAAATCATCTCCACTCATTCCAGCCACATAGCCAAAATCTTCCAGTGATACTTTTGCATCTTCTGCGTTTTTATATAACTCAGCTAGTCCTTTGTTTCCTAGGCCCATAGCGCTCGACATGTTAGTAAGCTCTTTACCGCCATTGGCTACAGCAGCAGAAACACTTTCCCACGCTATACCATTTCGTTCTGCAACTTCTTGTAATCCTTTAAATGCATCTTGCCCTTTTGCAGAAGCTAATTGCATTTGTACGATAATCTTAGAAATCGCGGAGCCACCCATCTCTGCTTCAATCCCGACGGAACTTAACGCAGCACTTAAACCTAAAATATCCGCTTCAGACATTCCAACTTGATTCCCAGCTCCCGCTAAACGCATAGCCATAGCTGTGATATCTGCCTCGGTAGTAGCAAAGTTATTACCTAATTCAACAATTGAACTACCAAGCCTACTAAAGTCTCCTTGGTCCATTTTTGTGATATTAGCAAACTTGGCCAACATTGAAGCTCCTTCTTCACCAGATAGGTTTGTAGCAACTCCTAAATCTGCAATCGTTCGAGTGAATGATTCAATGTTTTCTGTTTTAATACCTAGTTGACCAGCTACAGCAGCTAATTCTGCTAAATCAGCAGCACTTGTAGGTACTTCTAAAGCCATTTGACGAATTCCATCTGATAACTTGTCTAGTTCTGCAGTTGTGCCATCAACCGTTTTAGTAACACTTGCAAATGCACTCTCATAATCAATAGCTGCTTTTGCTCCAACTAGAGCAACTGCTCCAACTGCCGCACCTGCAATAGACCATTTTTTCCCTATTGCCATTGCTGTGTCAGCTGATTTCATTCCCTGCTCACTAAATGATTGTAAACTAGTTCCAGCACGATAAAACGAATCATTCCCTAATGCTATTTCTCTACTAAGGCTTTCATACTCTCCTTCAAGTCTAGAAATTTCGGAAGTTGCTTCGTTAAATCGAATAGCAGCATTTTGAGCCGCTGCACTCCCTCTTCCTTGAGTCTCTACAGCAGCTTCATATCTTGCGTTGTATTCACCTAAAGCTTGTCTCTGAATACCTATCTGCTTTGTTAGTCCTTCAAGTTTAGCAGCGCCTGCAGTAGCGGAACTTCCATAACCAACAATACCTTGACCTGCAAGTTTTGTTTCGCTTTGAGCTAGTTTTAATTCACGTTTCATCGCTTGAATATTCTTCTGAAAGTCAACCGTATTTAAGGCGACTTTAGCGCTTAACGTTCCTAAACTATTTCCTGCCATTTATTTTCCACCCCATTCCCTGGTAAAAGTTAAAACGCTAATTGATCCGCATATTGTAAAACTGGTTCTTTACTTTCATTTTCAAGCCAATCTCCTGTTTCTAAATCTAACGTCAGGAAAAAATCCTCACCATCTATGCGGTCAGGACTCCAATTATATTTTTCCATTAAGTATTTATAGAAGCGTTTGATGAACAATGAAGGCTCGACTCCATTTTCATCATGAACTACTTCCCCTCAGCGTCTTTTTCTACTGTTCTACGTCCATCATTCATTTGAATATTGTGTAATATATCTTGAAAAAGGCTAAAGAAATCAATTGAATCTAACATTTCAAAACCATCGTAGAATTCTTCTTTTGTACAACCAAAATATTCAACAATAAAATCAACAGCTTCATCTAATTCTTTTTGAGGATAATTATCGCCTAAAAATGTTTCTCCTAAAGTACCGAGATATTCTACACTTTTTCTAAAGATTCCGAAGGTAATTTTCTTGCTCTTAAAAGTTTTTGTTTTTCCGTCTAATTTAAGTTTTAACTCCATTGTTTTTTCCTCCTAATTTAAAAAAAGGCTAGTCAAAAGACTAACCTTATTTAATGATTAATGATGTTCCGATTACTGCCTCCCCTATTCCAAGGGGATCATTAGGGTGTCACTTCTTTAGCTGGTTCTGTAACTTCCTCGAACCACTTAGCGGTAACTGCCTTTACTGCAGGTTTTGTTCCATCATCAGCTAATTTATAACTATACTGTTGATCAAAATCACGAGCTAATGCACGGCCGGTTAGAGTAGGTGTCTGGAAGTTGATATTCTCACCTTTTGTTTGGAAAGATTCAGCAAATCCACTAGCAAATCGAACACGGTAAAGAATGCGGTACTCATAACCACCGCCTACGCCTTTAGAGCGCGGAATTCGGAATGCAACTGCAAAATAAGGTGTTTCATCATTTACACCCGATAACACACCGCCTAACGTATCTATTTTCTTCCCTAATAATTCACTTTCAACTTTTGCAGATAAGTCATCAATATTTAACGAAATATCATAACGAGTAATCGCTGTTTCGTATTCAATTTGAGAGTCATCTCCATCTAAACTTCCTTCTACTACATTCGGAGTTAAATCTACCTGGATAGCTTTAGCAATACGGAATGGTTCTCCGTACGTAGGTAAAGCTCCTTCTGTTTCTGTTGTAATCGGAAAAGCAAATAGTTGTTGTACGCCAATCATAGCCATAATTAAATTCCTTCTTTCGTTTAATTTTATTTGTAAAGTGAGTGTTCTATTTCTTGCGAATACAAAAGAACCCGATTGCTTATATTGTTATCTGTATCAAATAACAAAGGAATTTTCGTTCCTCTTATAAACCCGAGTTCTTTCATTTTTTCATCTATTACATTTTGTACTGTTCCGTGACTTCCGTCTTTTGAAAACAGACTGATTTGAAAAGTTAGCAAACTAGTTTGTTCTTCATCATCTGCATACATTTCTGGATCATTTTCAAGTTCATAAACTGCAATAGCTGGATAAAGCGCGCCAGGTAACTTATTTGCAGATACGTTAGGCACACCGCCCACTTTTGCCACCCATTTTACAACTTCTGGGATTGCAACTATAGACTGAACGATATCTTTAGTCATTTCAATAATCATGTGCCTAACACCTTCCTCAGTTCACTGACTTGAATTTTTAATACTTCATTCTTGGTTGAACGTATTGATTTTTGAACATTCGGTTGAGGATTTTGATAAATAGTACCAAACTCTACAAATTTCATACGCCAATTCGTTTTTTTATAACCAACATCAACATGCTTTTCATCAGTCGCCCCACCTTTAACATTCGTAATCACGACATCATCTTTTGCATGACCTTCACCGTATTTATGTCTAGCATTCGTTGAAACAGGTGTACCTCTAGTGATTGAGTCCTTTAAAGGTTCTGCAGATAGCTTCAACGCTTTATTGACACCAGTATTCATTTTTTTGTCGGTCAAATCTAGAGCAGTCATCATTTGTTGAATATCAAGACTCATTCCGTCCGCCATCTGCAGTCGCCTCCCCTGATATAACTGTTTCTATGTTCAAACCATCGGCATCGCCAACCATTTTCACATTAAAGATTTGACCATCTACTTCAAACTGCATATTTTCTGTAATTACATTAGTAAAACGTGTGGTTAATCTAACGAATTTACTAGCTGTATCTGCAGCACTCTCTAATGATTCTTGATTAGCTCGCACTAAATCTTTTTTATTGCACCATCTTTTTTTATACGGCTCCATTTTAGGAATCAGATTACCACCAGAATCATATTCCCACTCTGTTTCAGAAGCTTTATAAAATTGGATATATCGATTGTAGCGAGCTACTTTAGTCCGTTTCCCCATCAGGATCACTACTTTCTGGCATATTATACTTCATTGTATTGATAAGCCCTTGGAGCGATATAGGAAACATTTTAATATCTTTAAAATCTGTATATCCTCCGCGATTTTCCATCATAGTTCCTACCATTTCAGATATAACTAGGGGCAAAATATCACTTTTTTCATCATAAGCACCTGCTCCTTTTATTAAAGCTATCGCTCCATCAAACTTTCGCTGTACTGTAGGCTCCTCTTCATCGTCCCACTTAAATTCGAGCATTAAATCATCTACAGTTATCATAAAGTTTCACACTCCTTTATTTAGCGATACCTGAAGCTTTAAGAACAGAATTAATTGAGTTAACTGCTGCAATAACTGCAGGTAAATCTGCACCTGCTGCCACATCAGTTAAAGTTGTGCTACCTGTAAGCTTTGTTAACTTCGAAAAATCCGCCTTGGCCAACAACCCGTCTTTACTAGCTGTTGCTAATGCTGGGTTCACGTCCCCAGCAGCATCAATCAAGTCTGCGAAATCTGCTTGAGTTGGTTTAGCCCCTGTTACAAATACTGTTTTTAATTCTTCTTTTGTTTTTGCCATTTACTTCCATCTCCTATTCAATAATTAATGTAGTTCCTAAAACTGCGTCCCCTATTCCAAGGGGATCATTAGGGGGTAGTTGTTAAATCAATTTCTCCGTTAACCACGGCATCTTCATCCCACTTTTGGACATCAAATCGATCAATCACACGTACATCAGTTGTATTTCGTGTAAAAGATTTTCCACCAGTGTTCGTTGCTGTTACTTCGTATACGCCACGATCAAATAAAATAACCGCTTCTTTAAGATCACCTAGAAAAATAGGAGCTTTTTTTGTTACAGTTGGTAAAAATTTATTTCCTAGAGTAATTACTGGATAAGCACCAAATAATAATCTCTTAGTTGCATTTGTTGGATCTGGTTGTAAAATATAGTTTCCTTTTTCATCTTTAAGTTTATCTAGAAAATTAAAACCATCCTGATTGGTAACTACACTTGATGTTGTAACAATAGCTGGATCGAGTTGAACATTGAATACATCTTTTAATGAATCTACGCCACTAACAGCAGCTTTATTTTTCAGTGTTTTTAGTAACGCTAAAATAACAGAATTACGTGTAATAATAGATTTTTTTGCAATCCATTTATAAATATACGTTAATAAATTTGCATCATTATCTTGCAATAGCGTATTTGGAATTGGCAAAATACCAGCATAATCTTTGATGGTATATGTCATATTTGTAAACTTAGGATTTTCAACTTCTTCAATTTCATCCCACTCTTCAATGTTCGCAAACGGCGTAATATCCGCTAATTTTTCTAAAACTCGAGAACCAGATTTAGTCGATACGCTTTCAACTGTTATTAAGTTTTCTAAAGCTAAAAATTGACGGCGGAATTCATTGATTTTAGTTTGAACATCCACTGGAATAATAAGCCCGCCATCTTCATCAACAGCCGATTGGAATTTTCGAATTGATTTTACACGATCAAAAATTTCTTCGTCATGTGAGTTAATTGCTTTTTTACCACGAATTGCCTTCAAGAATACCTTTGTGTATCGAGCTTCAACTTCTTCGTCAGTAAGATCCTTAACTGAACGCTTATCGCTTTTCGTTTTATCGGGTTTAATTTCCTCATCATCTACGATTTCTGGATTGTCAAATCCGCGTGCTTCCATGACTAAGTCTAATTTCTCTCGAGCTTCTTTCAATTCATCTTTAAGTGCTCGCAGCTCATCAGAAGTAATTCCATCAGTAACTCCCTTATCAAAAGCTTTCTTTTTATCTGCCACTAGTTGGCGTAATTCTCTTTCATTCATGTACTTTTCCTCTTTTCAATTGAATTTTTGGGTAAAAAAATAGCTACATTATGCATAAGCTTCCGCTTCTAACATAAGTAACTCAATTTCTTTATTTTGTTTTCTCAACTCTAACTTATCTACTAACTCTTTACTTCTAGCGCCAACAACTGCTTCTGTATCTGGATAAGCAGGAGTTGTAACAACTGAAACGTCATATAATTTATCAATGTTCTTAATTGTCCGTTCATAAATTCCAGATTCTAAATTCTCTCGCCATTCCTCAGAGTCTTGTTCTCTCGAAACGGTAAAAGCGAAAGAGCATTGATTAATCACTCCCTGTCTAATGTTTTCCATTAAATCACGGGAATAACTAGTATCAGTAGGTTTAACTTTGAATCTTAATCCAATATTATCGACATCTAATTCTAAATTAATTCCAGAACGACCTAATATTTGACTTTCATTATGATTAAACAAAGCTGTGACATTACTCATATCAGTCTTTTCTAATGATTCGCTAGCTAATTTCTCTCGAAACCATCCGAGATTATCGCTCCACTTATCAAATTTCAAAGCATAACCTTCAATTATTTCATTTGATTCTCCATCACTTCTTAATTCAATCTGAGTTGTTACCTGCCGAATTTCCTTCGCCCCTGTCGTTATTTTCATTTTCATCACCTCCTCCTAATGTTTCAGCCATTTTATTAACTCCTGCTTTCGCATTTTGATAACGTACTAAATTATCTGCCTGAGTCCAGTTAAGAGTAATAAACGGAACTTTACTCCAATCCTCATCATAAGGCGAATTTTCATTTTCAGAGCGTATATCATCCAACGTTTTAGCGCCAGTTTCAGCTTGTATTTTATGAACTTCAGCACGTGTCTTTGAATCACCTCGTAATTCAGAATCTAAATTAAACTTAATATAATATTCTTCATCTTGCTCTTTTTGAGTGAATATTTTTGTGTTAAATTCTACTTCTATTCTAGTTATCCAAGGTTGCAATGCATTTTTTACATATTCCAAGGCTTGATGCTCGATATTAGAGTATGTCGCTCTTCCCATTTCATTAATTTTGTGCAATGGGACTTTATAAATAGCAGCGATTTTTTGAGAATTAAATCTTTGGGATTCAATAAACTGCATATCTAATTGAGATATCCCCATTTGTTGGTACTCAAGTCCACTGTCAATTACTGCAATCGCATCTGATCCGTTTACACGTTTCCATTCTTCCTTCACAGCCTCTTTAGCTTCTTTTTGCAACATTCCCGGAACCTTTAAAATACCATTAGGAGTTCCGCCTTGTTCCAACATATTAGAGTTATATTCATTAGCAAGCTCATTCGCTTGAACTCTGTCAGAAATAACCCTAATTGGCGAACGGCCATGAATACCATCACGAGTAAAACCTTTAATATGGATTATTTCCCATGGCGCAAATGTTTTAGTCTCATTATCAACATTCACTTGATACAATAAATTACCTTGAATATCCTTCACAGCGTTTGTTGAATTAGGTAAAGGTCTTAGCTCTTCTACATCACCATTTTTGTCAAACTTCATTAAAGAGTAATGGTTCCCATCAAATAAAACATCAACCATCATCAATTTTATATAATCACTTATATTCATATATGAATTAGGTCTACCGCTTAATAACTTAGAAACTACATGATCTTTTTTTGAAACCCTAACAATTTTGTCATCTTTTTTTTGATAAACTTTAATTGGCAATTTTGCTACATCATCACTCAGAACATTTACACAGGTGTATATATCGTCAAAAATATCTGCATTATCCACTCGAACTGATTTACGATTATTTCCACTGAACAAATCAACCAGCCAATTAAAACCATTACCTTCTGGATGAATGGGGTTCGGAGCATCTGTTTGGCTTCTTTTTTCTTGTTTGGATCCAAACAGTTTATCTACAATCATTTATCATTACCTCCTACCTTGTTAATTTTCCATGTAGCGAGGACTGTGCATACTCCCAACACAAATAAGCCCACATCCACATCGAATCGGAATATCGGCAAAAATATAAGCACTATACCTATTAAAAATAGGAAATCAGTTAGTTTAAATCCCATTTACTCACCTTCCCAATTGAATTCAACAGCTTCTTCTACATCTAATGAATCCATAATTTGCTTTTCTATTTTAGATTTAGATAGATAAATATTACGTTGAACGGTTCTCTCTCCATTTGTAAGAAATTCTTCCTCATAAGCATACTTAGCAGTAACCTCTTCTTGTTTTTGCACATAATTAAAAGGGCCATAAACAACTATAACCTTGCAACCAAATGCTTCTGTATATTCTTTTTTTAACACTTTAACTGCTTCACTACCGACACCCTGCATATTAGCTACAACCAATATATTTTTTGATTCAATAAAATGGTTTTCCATATTTATCCTCCTATTAAAAACTGAAATCATCACTCATGATGCGTTCGTTTAAATCAATTCTAAAATCATCATACATCGCACGAGCAAAAGCATTTATTACCGCTGCTATTGGATCAATACGCCCATTAGAATTTGATTTCTCTTTTGATATTTTAATGTTTTCCTGGTCATCTGTTTTTACAACCGAGTTATTTATGGCTGTCTTTAATAACTCATCCCCCAAGTGATAGACATCCCCTTGATAAACAACTTCTCTAAATCGCTTAGTAGGCGTACTTAATTGTGATGTTGCTTGTGGAATTTCAACCATTGTTTGTTCTTCCCCTAATACCTGAGCATAATCCCCTGCATTCCATTTATCAAAACCATGCTCTCTAACCTCATGTTTCTTTCCAAAATCAGAAGCATATTTTTTAACAAAACGATAGTCCACAACGTCACCTTCAGTAACATCAAGCAATCCTCTATCTCTAAATAAATCGTATCTAACTTTATCTTTTGCCATCCGTTCTTTGAACCAAGCCTCTGGTGTGAATGAATGCTGCATAACAAAATATTTCCCATTCTTAACAGCAACCGTTCCGACACTTGTTAAATCCGTTGTCATTGATAAATCAGTACCAAGATAAATGTGCCATTCAGATAAATCTAGATTTCCATCTACATCTAAAATGCCTATTTCTTGAGCTTTTTCAATTGAAATTTCACAATCATTCCACTTAGAAATCTTCATATATCCTTTAGGTTTGTGATCCACCCAAATATTAAAAACTTTTGTTAGTAACGAGCGCATCTTTTCATCCATTTCAAGTGCTATTGCTAATGCTGACCTTATCGAATCTATACCTGCTTCATAAGTAGCAAGGATAGGGTTAGACTTTATCCAGTTGCTTTCGTCTTTGATATCGTCGCCTTCATCTAATTTACAAATTAATCCAAAATATTCGTCATTATCAACTTCTAGCTCAGGGTCTAATATTTTTCGTACATAATCAAATTCTGCCACACAAGGGCTATTTAAGTTAAATCCAGCTGTAGTTATGATTATTAATAACGGCTCTTTACGAGCGCTCATACCAGAGTCTATGACATCATATATTTCGCTTGTTTCATGAGCATGATATTCATCAATAATACCAACTGAGGGGTTTTTACCATCCCCAGTTTTTCTAGCTTCTTTTGACAATGGGATAATTACAGATTTATTTTTCAGAACTTTGATAGTCCCATAAGTTTCTTTCCATTTTCCGTCTAGCAGTTCACTATGGCTAATTCCATCCCTGACAGCTTCATAAACTTCACTTGATTGATCTCTCGTCCAACCCGCAATATACATCCTTTGCTTTTCATCACCAATAAACGCGATAAAAGAGCCCAATATTGCTTCGAATTGAGATTTAGCATTTTTACGCCCTAATTGAACATATGCTTTCCTTACTAATCTAGCTCCATTTTTATGCTTAATAAAACATAAAATAGCAGCACCTTGGAACAATTGGAAATCAGTTAGTTCTACCGGGCATCCAGCTAACACACCCTCAACATGTTGAAATTCATATGCCCACCAATAAAAATCTTCCAGTATCTCACCATCAAAAAAATAGTAATTATCACTTTCTTTTGATTTCTGGTACATTCTCTTAAATCTTGCAACAGCCCATTTATGCTCGATACATGCATTAATTGTTCCGTTGGTTATATCTTCACAGTAACTAAGGACTCTTTCTTCAAATTCATTCATATTCTATTAGCAAACCTTTTTTCCCCTTCTGTTTTCGGAGGTTCTTCTTTCTTCTCAGGAACAACAAGCTTACATCTGCTGCTAATAGTGAGTCCTAAATCTGTAGCTGCCGCTCTAGCTTGTTTAAACATTCGTTCTTGAGTTTTAGATATTTTGTCAAACGCTTCTAAATCATCCAAAGCATCTTCTCTTACCATTTTTTTACTCAAACGTTGATAAGTATCTTCAGACACTAAATACCTAGCTAGCGCCTCATTATCTAAATTACTCATAATTCCAATTTTAATTAGTTCCTCAGATATTTCTTTAAACCTTTTTTTTAGTCTTGCCGGCAAATAATCAGGAGGTTCAACTTTATCGTTTGGAGCAACTAATTCTTCTTCTTTGCGTTTTTTTATTTCTTCTTTTGTTAGGTGTTTTTTTCCTTTATGTTCTACTAAACTAATCGGTTGTTTGTTTCTCCCAGCCATATTGTTTCGCCTCCTTTTTCGCCTTTTTTGTTTTTTTATGCATAAAAATAGCCAACCTATTGCTATGACAGCAATTACGATTGACTACCCTTCTTATTTCTCACTTTCAAGAATGTTGTTAAATCAACGTTTCTACCCTTCAAAAAAACTTTCAAAAAGGGAATTTTGTCTGAAGAAGAGGGCACGTTCTTTTGTGTAAAAATTTCTGAAACATTTTAGATAGGGAGGGTGGTTATTTATTCATACTCCCCAGCTTCCTCTATCGTGCTTGGCCGTCTTCCTGTTGTGATGGCTTACGGTCATCGCTTGCCAATTACTTTCATCCCAAAAGAGTTTCTTATTCCCTTTATGAGCTGTCTTATGATCCACAACAGTTGCTAATAGTTTCTTACCACTCTTCTTACAATCAACACACTCACAAAACGGATGACGAAGTAAGAAGTTAGCTCGTCTCTTTCTCCACTCTGCATTGTATAAGCTTGCGTGCTTCTCTGGTCTGTAGTTACTATGATCTTCACAGTACAACTTATCTGTTAGCTTCCCACATGTTGGAAAGGCACAAGGTTTAAGTGGCATCTTAGGCATTGCCATCACCTGTCAAGAATGGTTGTAGTACAGCATGGATATAATCCTCTTTCTTATATGGTCCTGACTCTAATGCAATCACATCAAACTCTCGGTGTAATTTACACAACGCTTCAATTGTTGGCGTTAAAGTTCCTGATGCATTGATATCTTCTAATAGCTTTTGTATAACTGAACCAAACATTCTTAACTCAATTGCTTTCTTAACCATAGCCTCCTGACCCTCTACTAGCCCCCATGAGGCCTGCAGGACATCTAGGTACTCATTAACTACAGCATCTGCTTTCTTCTGCTTCTTCTTATGATCTTGCAATATAGGTTTCTTATTCTTAGCCATACTGTATCACCATCCCTTCTTGTTGCGCTTCAACATATTCCCGAAGGCTTCACGCCTATCTAATGTCCCATTCCTTTTACTTCCTGACCTACGTTCATCAACTGAGGTCAGGTCTCTAAAGGTTTCTGCCCTGTCATTAGCTATACTCATACCTTGCATTAGACGGTTCATTGCAGCGCCTGCTTCTTCCGCTGCTACTCCTGCGCGCTCAACTAAATATCTTTGCCATTCATAATCCACAATTGATTCCGATTCACTAGCCTCTGGCATAACTACCACCTCCTAATTTTATGTATAAAAAAAGACACTCGATTGAGTGCCGTTTAACTATATTTATTCCAACATGCGTCACAAATTTTCCCTCTTGGGTTATTCTTCGGAACAATATTATAACAATCTTTTTCAATGCATTTTTCCCCACCACTTGCTAATGCTTTTTGTTCTCTGTGGTACTCGGCTTCTTCTCTTCTTTTTCTTGCTTCTGACATATAACTCCATCCTTTCAAATATAGCTCTTAAGAATAATTATATCATGGTATTCTGTTATATCGCGCCTATTTAGAAAATTAGTTTAATATGTCACCACCACTTATATCGAAAGCCTTGAAAGCCTTTGACAACTTGTCCGTCCTTAACTGGTGAAAAGTTCTTACAAATGACATGAGTTCCGCTTTTCCACTGTTTACCTGTAGTTTCACATCGGAACATTTCTATATAATCCAAATCTTCAACGTCCGCCTTAAATCTTATTTTATTATTTAAACAAAAGTATATTGAATCACCTATTTTTAACTTAGTCGGTTTTGAAGAAACCTTGTAATACTTTAACAAAGAATCGTCCTTCTCTAAGTCTATAAGTTCTTTTTCAAAGTTCTTGATTTCTCTCTTTGGTATAGTTACTACAATATCAGTCATTTCTCCGCTCCTTTATAGTTTAATTCTGCAACCGACATTGATGTCGGTCACAAATATGTATTGCTGTAGCCCGCTGACGAGCTACAACTTAAAATAGTTATGTTCAT